CTATAATTTTGCTGTATTCTTTTTAACCTCTGCTATATCTCTTTGCATCTGTTGAATAGGTTTGACGATTGCCCCTGTATTTTCTGAAATCTGTACCAATTCAAGATAGGATTGCGCTATCAAATCCCGCGTATCATCAGCAATATTTCTTGTTTCCGTATTTATGGAAAGTAGAGCATCTGCTTTTACTGTTAGTAAATTAAGCGATTGAGATTGAATGATATTTTGATTCTTTATCTCTTCTCCTGCAATCTGCAATGCTGTAAACCTACCGTTCAACTCTTCGTCAGTATCTTGACTCATTGCCTGAAAACCTCTTGATGAAGAAGATTGGGAATAGGACTCCTGTGAAATCTTGTCATATCCGGTTGCTGCGGCAAGCTCGTCACGGAGCTTCATGGCTTCGTCCACATAACCCATGTATTCATCCATCAGCTCCTTACGCTCATTATTATCAAGCGTACCATCATCCTTCATGGCTTCACCGAATTTATCATACCATGTCCTCAGTTTGTCACTAAACTGTTCACCGATGGCATTTGACAGCATCGCCTGCATGAAATATTTGGATATGTCATCAGCAAAATCCTCCGCACTCTTCTCCATATCCATCAGACTGCTTATAAAACTATCATACATGGAATCGAATGACATTCCGATCAGGCCCTCATAAAGACTGTCGGTCAGTTCTTCCAGTTTTCCTGCCTGCTCTATATAATCATCCAGCTTGTCGGTAACACGCTCACCGTAACCTCCCTTACCGGAAGATTCCATGATATCCCATAACCATACGTCCGACCGTAGAGCCTTCATCTGTTCGGGGGTCAGATTCCACAAGGAATCGGTGCCGGAGAAATCCTGCATGCCGGTAGCTTTTCTTGCGTGTTCCAGCATTTCATCCGTCCATTTCAGATAATGCTGCCAGCTGCCATGGCTCTTATGATATCCGGCTTGCTCCTTTGCTATTTGCAGATAGTTTTTATTGACTTCCTCCTGATACTTTACAGCTTCCCTGTAAGATTCAACCGATTTCATTCCCTTGCTTGCCTTCATCTCGTCAGTCAGATCCTCGATGGCCGTTTGCAAAGTTTCATTCCTGTCCGTCAGCCTGTCTATCGTTTCCTGTACTTCCTTGGCGTTTCCACCTATTCCAAACAGGGAGTTGAAGCCTCCGAATGAGATTGCGTTCAGGATGTTTCCTATGCCGTTCCTCAATGACTTGCCGATTGTGACAAACAAATCCCCTGACAAGACATCACCGATAATTCCACTGACAGCGTTCAGAACAGCATCAAGCAGACCACCGACAAGATCACTCAATCCGTCTTTGAGTACGTCAATGATGGACAGAATCCATCCGACAATGGGGACCTCCTTAAGAGATTCTGACGTTTTTCCTATGACATCCTTGAATCCGTTCACGGTTTTGATAATTCCGCTATACGCGTTATATAATCCACCGGATGAAATCTGCTGCAAGCCTCCCAACAAATTTTCCATGCTTGCTTTCAGTCTGGTGGCGGTATCAGTCACATTACGCTGGGCCTGATTGGCGATATCCGTCTGTGTCTTTACATTGGCGGATGCAATGTCAGCATTCTGTCGTGCTGTTTCAAGAGCGTTTGCTGCGGCTTGTTTCTCACTTTCCGTTCCGCCCTTCTGTGCCTTGGTGTAGTCCTCCTGTGCTTTTTGGAGCTTATCCAAAGCAGCTGTTTCGATCCCTATGGCACTGATACGATTCTGTTCTGCTATTTGATAGGCTTTTACATCCTCTCCAAGTTTCTTGAAGTTGACTCCACTTGTACCACCCAAAGACTTTTCCATCTGGCTGATGGCGTCAATCAATGATTTCTGGCTTGCCTGATCGGAGTTCTTGAACTTGTCAGTCCGTACATATTTTTTTGCTTCGTCCAAGGCGGGCTTTACCATGTCGGAAAACATGGAACCAAACTCACCGAACACAGTAACCCAATCTATATTGGCTTTTATGGCTTCTGTTTCCTTGTTCTGTATGGCAACATCACGTTGTTTCTCCAGTAACTTTACTTGTGCACTATTAACACCGTTTTCTTCCTGTGCTTTTTTTATTTTTTCCGCATACTCTTGGGCGATAGCCAATTTCTGCTGCTGGAACGTGCCATATTCTTTCAAGTAGTCGTTCAAAGCCTGTTGTTCGGCTTTCAGCTGTCCTTCAGTTACATCGGAAATATCTTTATCTCTCATACTTTCGGCATTGGTATAAGCTTCTGAAATTTTCTGTGCCTGCTTGTCGGTCAGCTTACCGTTACCGGCTTTGCTCCATTCTTCCTCCTGTTTTCTTATCGCATCAATCTGTTTCTGATAATCAAGGTCAATCTGTTTCAACTTCTTTTCCGTGCCTTCTCTCATCAGGTTGATTTCATCCTGTTGGTTCTGACGGTGAAGTGAAAGAAGTTGCCCGTCCAGCTTTTCCTGATTTTCTTTTTGCTTTTTTGCTAGATTTTCCTGTCTGGTCAGTGCGCTTCCGGTTACTCCGCCCAGCTCCTTGTATGTCTTTTCGGATGCCTCCATCTTATCTTTGGCTTTTTTCACCTGTTTCGATGTAGCCGTCTGATCTTTGATTAATGCCTCATACCCTTTTTTCGCTTTCTCCCATTCGACTTTAGCATTTGCCAAATCTTCCTGATATGTAGTTTTATTTTTTTCTTCATCAATACGTGACTGTTTCTTGGATTTTGCCGTATCAATCAGTGTCTGTATATCTTTTACATCATAAATTGCTTCATCAGACAATGAACCTTTTACGTCAATAGGTAATCGTAACTTGATTTTTCCATTTTCCCCCTTACCTTTGATACGCTTTTCAAGTTCAGCAATGTAACGGTCAAACTTGCTTATATCAATATTGTTTAGTCCTGATATGAACTGCTCGGAAATGCCTTTGCCTTTTTCTTGTAATAAAACATCCCTATCAGCACGCAAATCTTTCAATTTCTTCACATACCCATCAATTCCTTGTTGCCCAGACAAGGATTTAAGAAGATTCTCGTAATACTTAATTTCTGCTTCGATGTCTGAAAGTTCTTTTTCCTGCTTTTCTCCGGCGCGTTTTGTATCTTCTGCTGCAATCTGTTGTTTCAGTTTGAGTATATCAGCAAGTTTAATGGTTTCAATGTCGTATTGAGCGAATATCTTTGGGTATTCTTTTCTCAACTCCGCCAAGCTCTGTCCTCTTTGTAAATCAGACAAAGCCATGTCACGGGAACTCTGTACAAGGAAATCAATTTTCTGCTTGTGTTCTTCCTCTTGTTTTTTAGCTTCTTCTTGCTGTTCGTTAAACCTTCTCTGTGCTTTTTCGGCTTCGGTTGCGGAATCATGGAAAGTCCACATGGCCGCACCAAGCCCTACAACGGCAGTCGCCAGCAAAACATAAGGATTGGTAAGCATTGCCGCATTGAGAGCCATTTGTGCTTTCCGTGCCAGTACACGGGCATTAGTAAGGGCTATCTCGGCTATCGTGTGTTTGCTCGTTGCGATAGTAGTAAGCATCACAGCAGTACGATATGCGCCATAAGTAACTACTAATCCAGCAAGTATCTTGCCGACTGTTTCGTAGTTTTCAATCAAAGAAGTAGTCATCTGAATGCCGTCCATAATTACACCTTCCGATTTCTCACCTAACTCGTTGAGAACACTATCCATCGCATCCTGCATCATAGAAAGCTGACCGTTTATCTCTTTTGAAGCGTTTTCGGACATCTGATAGAATCGACCACCAGCGGAAGTAGCATCTATAAATGCCTGCTGAACCATTTCTGCGGAAATAGCCCCCTTAGACATCTCATCTTTGAGGGTAGCGATAGACTTACCGGTCTTTTCAGACATGATTTGCAGAGGATTAAATCCTGCATTAATCATCTGATTGAGGTCTTGACCCATAAGTTTACCGGCAGCGGACATCTGAGAGAATGCCAAAGTCATAGAATTAAACTTTTGTGTGTTCCCCATAGAAACATCGCCAATAGCTTGTAGATAACGGGGAACTTTCTCGGCTTCAATGTTGAAACCAAGCATCATCTGCGTGGCTGCTGTTACATCAGAAAATTCAAGCGGAGAAATTTTAGCGAACTCACGAACTTGTGACATGAGGGCATTGGCTTTCTCTTTGTTTCCCAATAAAGTTTCAATAGCAGTGTCAGCAGCCTGGAACTCGCCACGTACACGAATCATTTCAGCACCTAATGCTTTCAATACTCCAGTACCACCAATAACCGCCAAGGCTTTCTTCCAAGAAATAGCGATACCGTTGTTACTCTCTACGATTTCCTTAGCATTATCATTGTAAAGGGCGTATTCATCCCGAAGTTTCTTTACGGAAAGACGCGCTACGGCTTGTTGTTGGGTTAATCCAAATAAAGCTGCCTTTTCTTCATCAAGAGCTTTGCGGGCAGCATTGTATTCTTCTAACTTGCTATTTGCTGATAACGGATTCCTTTTCAATGCTATACGATAAGCATCCCCAAGTCGTTTTACATCCGCTTCAATATCCTTAACTACCGCTTTTTGAGCAAGAATCTTCTCTGTGAATCCATTCACGGCCTGGGAAGCATCGAAGATTTTCCTTTTGAATCCCGTTTCCATCTCCGCTCCAGCTTTGGCTGCATTAGTCACCAACTCATCCAATCTTTGGTTGGATGCAGCAAGTTGGGCATTCAAAGCCTTGAAAGCAGCAGGAGACTGCGTGCCATCCATGCTCATTAACTCCTGCTTTAATTTTGCAATTTCATTACGAAGTCTTACAACTTCTTCCCAGTCACTACCTATCTTAAAATATAATTTTGACATATCTATTTCTTTTTCCTACGATTAGCCAATTCCTTACCACTGATTCTATTCACTTTTTGACCACCATATACTGCGTGTAATTTATCCCGTTGCATCATCAGCAAATTCCGATAAGGGATAACCTCAAACACTTCTGTATAACTCAAATGAAGCGTGTCAATCAAATGGGCTATCTGCCCGAAGAACGTTGTGTTTCCTACTGTTTCGGTCTTGCTGCCAGCATCGACACGTTCCTCATCGAGCTGACACACTGAAAAGCCGAAATATCCATCATAGAGAAACAGACTTCCAAGGCATCTTTGACTTCTTCAAAAGTGCCGTTCTCCAATTCTTTGACCAAACTATCATTCCCGCAGATGAAGCATGAAATACCTTTCAGCATATCTTCAGTAGCTTCAGGAAGCTCTTTAATAGCTTCCATGACATTATCTCCAGTCATGCCGATATTGGAAAAATGATGAATGGCACGACAGATAATTTTAATTGTAGGAGGTTTAATGGTATAAACCATCCCTCCTATCTCCACATTCATGAAATCCAGCCCTAACAAAGCATCAGAAACCGTTTTTGCTGCTTGATTCATATTCTTAAACTAAAAGGGGGAATGGTATATATCCATCCCCCGGTTATCACTCTTGTGCTTTTACCAATGTTATCTCTTTTTTAAGAGTGGTATCAACTTCAGAAGGAGTGGTTTTAATATCTCCTGACTGAGTGACGTACCCCACTTTCGACACTTCATAGTGAACGGTAGCCCCAGCATTCACCTGCTTTGACTTGACCGTTGCACCGTCCAGCTTTACGGTCGCATCGGAAGGAGTAGGTACAATGGTTACTGTAGTTCATGCCTGCAAAGCTTTAATCTGCCCTTCTTCATAGTTATACTCAGAAGAAACACCTTCGATTCCCGGTTCCTGCACCAAGCCTTTTACAGCGATTGCAATTGCCTTATCCGTATTGGCTTCACGGGAAACAATACGGCATTTTGGGAAGATGAACCAGACATCATCATCGGTCAGACAGAACAATGCTTTGTTGATAATAACTTTATCCAAAGCACGCTTCCAACCTACATCTTTAGATGTTGCCTGAATAACATCGCCACCCATGAACGCTTTCTTGGTCTTCCAGTCATATTGTCCGATAGAGAAAGCGGGCGATACTTCTCCCGGCACATCATCGTAACGGTAATTCTTTCCCGTTAATTGGTTCTTGTACCCAGTGACGGAGGCTTCCGTTTCCTCAATCTGCCACGTTTCCCCGTGTACATTCAAAACCTCATCTTTCGCTTTGATAGCGGCTTGAATCAAAGTCTTTGCGATTTCGGGGGTAATGTCTGCCGTTACCTTATCAATATCGGCAAACAAGATTCTTTTTATTCCTACTGCTGAAATCATAATCTTATAGTTTTACATTTATTACTTCAAATAAAATTCTCACATTCACGTAATGGCATTTCAAAGCTGTATCCGCTTCCGCGCCAATTGATTCGATAGAGTAACGATAGGTTGTACCGTCATAGGTGCTTACTACATCATCAAGCAGCTTGTCAGCCTTTCTTTCAAGTTCGTTAAGCCGGATTGTGTTCGCTTCATTCTCGCTTAAATTGGGTACACATAGATTCACTTCTGCAAAAGATTTCTTCCAATACTTTCCCGGCTGTTGTTTCTTCGTATGGATAACGATTCTTTCAGAGGTCAATTCACCCGTCAGCGTTTCCCCGTCCGGCACTATGGCTATTCCGAAAGCCTTGCAATCCCGGTAGAGAATGTTTCCTATGTCGGTAGTTACAATCATTCCACAATCTCCCAATCTTCGGCAAATACATCACTGATAGACGGAACCCATGAATCAGCACGTCCGTTATTCTCATTGTAGATAAGGCACTGGCTTGTATAGTCAATGAATCCTTTACTTCTCAGAATAAGGTCTTTTGCTGATTGGGAAAGAGATTGCATCTTAGGGATGATGTCGCTTTCGATATGAGCTGGCACTTGTTTGAATACCATCAAACCTTTACCGTTCCAACCACTTCTACGAACAGCCCCACCTTGTTTTAACACTTCGATTGCATCACCGAAGCCCATTACGGATGAATCATCGGCTTTATCGTATGTTTTCTCAAAAATGTCCGGCTTGCAAGGATAAAACTCCCCGTTTACTCCTTTGATGATATAATCTCCATAGTTTGCAAGCATTTTGCCTTCAAGCGTTTCGATGTACACACCAAGATAAGGCTCATTGGTGTTGCCATTCTCGTCTATACCGAAATCGGGATTGTGTTTCGGTACGGGAGTTCCGCCCATAAAATCACATACAACATCGAAGTTGTCTGTTGTCAACCGAATGGCTTCAATTACTACTGGTTTCTTTCTGTATTTCATTTTTCAAATTCTTCTTTTAATCGTTTCTCCGCATATAAAGCGGCACTACTTAAAACATCAAATCCCTTAGATTCTACGAATGATGCGTATTCCGCTTCGTTTTTCAGTGTCAAACCATCTTTATCGACATCGTAATCATTGGACGTTCTCAAAGTGAGTGTGTGGTCTTGATAATCGCCATGTTCCTCCGCGTACTTCACGGCTTCATCGCCTACATCAATCATCTTCTTTTCGACCTCCCATTCTCCTTCATCGAAAAAGGAGTCGACATCTGAGAAATCGAAATCTACATCCATAATTCCGAGTAGTTAAAGTAGTTTGTACTCTTTACCGTGTAGACTTCGCCTTGACCTCTTACGCCATCACCATCCATGCAACGTACTTCATCACCAGCCTTGACAGTAATTCTTTTCTCACATACTACATGATAATTCGGACGATACACAGAGCCGTTATCAGATGAAAACTCTTTGGTAGTGTTATCATCACAACGGCACTTGCATACCTTCTGCCAGTATTCACCACCTGTTCCGGGAATAGGTCTGCCAAACTCATCCTTGTCCATCGGGGTGATAACTTTTACCTGCAATATGTGTGGGGCGAATATCATAAGAAAGTCACTTTAGGTTTGTTACCCAGTTCGTCTTTCAAACCGTACTGTTTACACAGAAATGAATAGTAATCCTTAATGCCTTGAATGTTCCAAGACATAGAAAAACCGCTTTCGCTGATGGAAGTGGCACGAAGCAATAGAGAGGGGATGAACTTCGCAATTGCCACCGACACCCGTGTTTGGCAATCCTCGTTCATCTCACCCCCTCCGCTTATCTTTGCGTTCAGACATATATCGAAAAGGTCAGCCTCCGACAAGTTAACGCCGAAGGTCTGAAACTTCTGTAATATATAATCGTTTACTGTCATGCGTTCATCTCACTCAAATCGAAGTTCACAATCAGGTTCGGGTTCGCAATCTGCGGAATCCATTCGGCTGTGTATTCCAGATAGCGACCATTGCCGTCCTTGTAACCTGAAATCAGCATATCGCCATCTGCCTGAGTGTAATTACGTCCCGGTACACCATCCACAGCTTCATAAGGAGTGTGGAAGCGCATATAACCGATTTTATCCTGCGGAAGCAGGGAAATACGACCATCTGCATAAATGGGGATATTCTTACCTGTTTGGTCTACCACATAATCTTCCTTGATTTCAATAGCCGGAAGTCCGATACCCGTAAAAATAGCAGAAGCCAGTTGCGAGGTGATAAGCCCGGTAGACATATACATCTCGTTGCCTGTAAGCTGCATCTTGAACTTATCACCGAACTCGCTTGAACCGATGATGTTCTTGATGAATGTGCCACGGCTCATAATCATCTTGGGGAATGTGCCGTAAATAGATTTCAGCTCATTCAGTTTCTGCTGCAAGTAAGTGACGAAATAGTCTTTATCCTCTGTGTCCGGCTTGATAAACTTGAACGGCAAGTCGATGTTCAATAAGTCAATTCCTCCGGCATTGTCGTCCTTGTTCTTCACGCTTGCTGCTCCAGTCATCAACAGAGAGCCTACGATAATGTCCATACGCTTGTGTGGTGCCAGCAATACCTGACGGTAATCGTCATAGATGAAGTCCACGATGTCACGCATGGCAGCCTTCTGGTCTTCCGGTTTGGCAGCATTATACTTGTCTATCAAGTCCTGTAAATCAGACAAGCGGTCGATTGAGATTTGGTATCTATCACCCAAATAGGCGATTTCGCCATATCCCGAACCAATATTCCTACGTTCACGGATAGGCTTTTCACCATAACGGGAGTTGATGGAACCGGCCATCACACCCGTAACCTGACCAATGTAGTCTTTGAATACACGGGTAGTAGTCCTACGGAAGCCCAAATACTGCTGCCAATAAATTGTGTCCTTTCTTGTCTTGAGGACACGCTGAATCACTGCATTTACAATGTTCGGGTCATTAAACAATGTATGAATAGTTAGCATCATATATTCATCCTCCTTTCTTTATTTTGCCATTATACCTGCGTTTTTCAACGCTGTCAATAATCCGTTAAAGTTTTCTACCGACACCGTACCAGATGCATCATTCACTTTGGCTGCCTGCTTTACACCTCCAAGAGCAGAAGTCGTAGCTGCTGTTAAAATATACTTGTTAGCTTGTGCTGCAACCCCATCCAATTTGGCTTTATCTTCCTTGCTCATCAATCCGTCCCGACTAGAAGAAGCCTTAGGAATAGATACGGCTTCTTTTTCTTGTTTGACATCCTGAGCATTAAACTGGAAGTGCGGCATATTCGCCTTGTCAATATCTGCGAAAGGCATTACCAGCTTGGTCGGTTCGATTTCAAACGCACGCATCAAAAGGGAAACCAATACTATGCCATCCTCTACCTGCTTCCTTTCATACAGAGCTGAATTTGCGATAACTTTGGGCGTTGTACCATCTGCGGCTGTCGCTTCGTAAAGAACTGTTCCAGCTTCTAGATTTTCTCCAAAGTCTGCCGCTAACGTCAGCTTATCAAAAGCTTTGTCAGCCTTGTCAATAGCGTTGATTGTCGCTCCATGCGCACCGTTACCCAAGTGCATACCTTTGTAAGCCAAAGAACGTTTCTTGATTTTCAATGTGGTATTGGAGCCTGTCGTAAACTTCTCATATACTTCCACACGGATAGCCACTTGGGATGTTTTCTTCACCAAGTCAGCTGCAATCGGTGTGAATGAGGGCAAGTACGAGCCGACAACGAGGTTGGTTGTGTCCAACTTATACGGACCTCTGCGTCTGCGTCCGGTTTCTACGTCGTAGCGTTCTTCCTGCTCAACTTCCGGTTCAAGATTATACTTAAATCCTGCTGCCATAAAATCACTGTTTTTGTTGTTCTACAATTTCTTTAGTGTCGTCTGCAATCATTTTCGCAAACGCCTGAGTCTCATTCTCCAGTTCTTTTTTTGCTGTATCTGGAGGAACTACACCCTTAAAGCCGTCATTCGCAAACTCCTGCTTCAAGTCCTTGAAGTATGCGTCCAAGTCCTCATCGTCCTTAATGGCGCATCGTTTGGCGTAGTTTTCGGGAATACCATACTCCTTTGCCTTTGCCAAAATCTGCTGGCTACGTGTTGCTTGAGCCTTTTCCGTTTCAAACTGTGTTAGCTTATCAGAAAGGTTCTTGTTGGAGTCAATTAAAGCTTGCGCCCATGCAGGCACATCGTCTTTATTCTCTTCCGTTTTGGTGGTTGTGGTAGTCTCGATTGGCTTACCGTCTTTAAGGTTATGCTTCTTCTCGTAGTTGGAAACTGCGGTCTTGGAAGCATCCCCGGCACGGAAATCACCATAGGAATTAAGCACGTCCGAAAAACTGATACCCTCAACAATAGAGTTTACCTTTGTCTCGTCCGTTATACCCTCTGCCTTTTTGGTGGCAATACGGGTAAGAATAGCAGTGTCCACCCCAGTAAACTTGGTTTGGAGGCCCGCTAAGATTTGTTCTAAAATTGTCATACTGTATGAATTAAAATTTGAGATTCAATTTGCAGAAGTAAAAATACCGCCAATACAGATGATTAGTAAATATTTAAGCTTCCGATTCACGACAATGAGTTGATTGTCGTGAATACGGTATAAAAGTAAGGAGGAAACAATTAAAGGGGAAATAATTAGGTTGTATAGCATTCACTAAGAAAAGGTTGTGAAGAAATCAATTTAAAATTCTATTTTTGCTGTAAAATAAAGTAACAGTATGGACTATATAAATAAAGGAACTTGTATTTTTTGTGGTAAAGATGTAACTCAAACGACATTTAAAGAGAAGCCACATACTATGCCAAAAAGTTTAGGTAGCATAAATATTGGTGTTGATATTTGCGATGAATGCAATCACTATTTCGGTCAACCTGACGACTTTGTGTTTCCTAAACTTTGTATAGAAGTTTGTGTTAAAGAAATATTTGGACTACCAAAAGCCTTGCTTAACAGAAAAGATAATTCAGAAAGATTAAAGTCAATATATTTCGAATATTGGAAGTCAAAAAGAAAAATAGTTCTCAAATCACATTTTAAGTTTAATGATAGATTTCTAACAACATTTGCAAGACAATTCAAGAGAGGAATATATGAAATGTTCCTTCAAGAATATCATAAAATAACAGGTAATGGATTAGACAATCGATTTAATCAAATTAGGAGATTTGCACGTTATAATATTGGAGATATTCCTTTGTATTATTTAGTCAATAATGGAGTTTACTTAATAGAAGAAAAATTTTCATCTCCTAAGTTTTCCTTTTCCGATTCACAATTTAATGATATAGAAACTTATGGATTTTATACATTAATATTGTATGGACAATGGTTCTTTTTAGAAGTTACCCCAAGAGCTGAACTATCTCGTGAAATTTATTTAAAAATGCAATGTGAAAAAATAAATGTTGGCGGATTTGTATATAGAGATTTAATTGAAATAAAAAGAATTACGGATATAGATTTTAGCTTAAGAAGCTTGTTTGGAGGTAAGTTATTTTAGGCGTGAAACCGAATGAATCACGCCTAAAATATATCACATCAAAAACTTATACTTATACACCTAACACTATATTAGCATCAATATTTAGCTTCCGGCTTATCTCACGAGCAACTTTTAAAGTAGGTTCACATTTACCGGATATATAATCACTTAGCCGTGATGGGCTGACACCAACCAACTTTGCAAGTGATTTTTGATTAAGCCCCATTTCGTACATACGAAGTTTAAGAACATCCACAAGTGTTGGTTCTCCCAATGCAAAATGTTCTTCGGAATAATCAGCAACCAAATTAGAAAGAAGCTCCAATTCTATGCTATTTGGGTCATTCAAAGGAGTATCATCTTTCACTAATGGAAGAAGTTCCTCTACTCTTTTCACCGCCCATTCATATTGGGCTTGATTTTCTATCTTTGTCATAATCCTAAATATTAGCGCAATCTATTTTATCATATTCTTTATGAGTACCAATAAAGCGAATATACACAAACTGAATAGTGAATTTAATCACTACTACCAAACGATAGTTATTGCCTTTGATATTGAAAACATAGTGTTGATTACCTACACTATCAACGCTATTAAACGTTTTCTTAATATCGGCAAAACAGGTCCACTTGCTTCTTTTCACAATGGTAGTCCATTCTTGCAAAGCGACCTTTGAATCGGGATGGTTCTCTGCATATTCTTTTAATGCTTGTTCGGTAAATATTCTCATTGGTTACTCAATTATCGTGTGACAAAAATACATATATAATTCTATAATTCAAAATTATATTCTAATATTTATAATTTAAAAGAGCAAAAAAAATAGCGGCAACTCTTTGAAGCCACCGCTAACTATTTTTCTTATACTAAAACTATAAGTCCCGTAATTTTTCTAACTAAGAGGCGTTTTTCTTTCCCTTATCTCCGATTTGCTCATTCTTTGCTGCTTGTTCCTCTTTAATTTCTTTCAATTCGCTTTCGATGCGGTCAGCATTTCCGGCAAACATGATTCCCTCACGCGTTGACCAGATGCCACCACTGACAGCGGAAACGGCAGTAGTCACCTTATCATTCAAATCATCAATCATATATGGAACCAGTTCTGTTTCTATGTCAATGGTCTGCGATGCCTTGCTAAACTCGGTTGGATTGATAGAGCCTAAAGCGGAAACAATGAAATTTACTCTTCGCTGCAAGAACTCACCGATAACCTCACCGTGATTTTCTACCGCCATATGTGCACCCATAAACATGAAGCGGAAAGCAGTGCCGGAAGCCTTGCCTATGCCTTTCAATGTCTCAAACGATATTCTTGGAGTGTTTGACATATCATAAGCCATATTAGTGAGTGTTTCTGCTTCAAAACGTACCGTATCCGGAACTTGGTTCCACGTCAGATACTGGGCATCCGCACCTTCACCTGTAAGTTTGACCATTCTATCCTTAACCTTACCCATGAAACCCTCTACATCTCCAATTAGCTTCAGCAGTGGGAAGAAATGGTAGTCTATACAATCAGCATAATTAGATAACAGTTTTTCCAGCCGGACACGGAATGTCTTTATCTTCTTGCAATAAGATTCAGGACGATAAGCATAGAGAACCGGTAGTTTTGGGAATCCATGAGCAAAAGGCGTTCTTTCTTCATACCCTTTAGACAAATCCCATTGATAAACCATTTTGTCCGTGATAGTCATAAAGCAGGTGACCTCCGAATCATCCATGAGCTTCTTTTTATACTCACGTGAGAAAGCAATCATTTTACCTTCGTCGTTAAAGAACGGGTATAGCTTATCACCTCTGAATGGAGACCATAACACGCTTTTCAGTTTCTTGGTGGGCTTGACCTTGCCACCGAACGTAGTCTTAACTTTCTTCCAAAACTTTGCCCAAAACGAATCATCATCGGTAACATACCAATATTCTGCCGCTTCTTGTTCGGAGAGCCAGGCACGGACAATCTTCTTGTTTTGGTATTTGATTTTGTTGGATTTAAATACAGCCTTTACCGCATCCAGCAGCTTCTTTTCATCATCATCAGTCGGAATGCAATCCATAGACGGTTCTGTGCCGACCGTGAAAGCAGTTTGAATGTTCACTATATCTTGTTCCAATGGAATAGAAATACGGTTCACCGGTTCAGTCTTATACTTTGCTTCGATTTCATAAGTCTTACCAGTTTTTTCATCGAAAACTTTTTCGGATTCCTTATCAAGTACTTTTCTGTCCGGATACTTTTCTTTATCCACAATGATTTCGTGGCGTTCCGGATTCCAATCATCCCAAAGTTTGCAACGGTCGGGAAGTTCAGTCTTCCTACCTTTCTTCAGATAGTTTATCTTCTGCCCGATGTCAGGCAATGCTAATATTTCTTCTAAATTCAATGGCATAGCTTATATTTTTAGTGTGTGAATATTCCAGTTAAATCTTTCGGCTTCTGAATCTTACCAAGAAGCTCACCCAATACATAGTAACGTACAGCATCTATACAATTATGCACGAGAACCCCATTAGCGAAGAACTCGTGCATATCTTCAACTTCTATATCATAAACGTTACATATATCTTCCTTTACTATCTCTATCTCTTTCAGCTCTGACGCTTGCAGAATATTGTCCGCTACATCTCCTACAACAAAATTCGGTCTTGCTGTATTTGTTTGCAACAAATTCATTGCCGCACCATTTGCATTTCCTCTTTTCGTTATCAGTCCCTGAATGATACCGATAGGCTGTTTTGCATTTGTTTGAGCAAAACTTATTATTTCCGTTTGAAATGGCAGAGAACTCTTTTCCACACCATTCACAAATGAAGGTTTCCGGCTTTGCATTTGCAAATTGCTCTTTTGCTTTTTTGCTATGCCATTTCCTTCCCTCCTCTGATTTGTGCCATTCAACGGCAAGTTGGCTTGCTTTGGCAATATTCTCTCTTCTCCATGCAAGCAGTTCATTATCTCTACTTTGCTCTTCTGCGTGATGCCGTAAATGTGCGTGCATCTCAACAAGTTCAAGATTGGATATATCATTATTCCAAGTGTTTTCATCTTTATGGTGAACATGATACCCTTTAGGTATTTGCCCATTATAGAATTTCCACACTTCACGATGTAGTCGTTTAGTTCCACGGGAGAAATAACGTTCTCCGGCATATAATTTGTATTCTTTGCCATTAAAGACTTGCACGTATAGAGTACGTCCCCTTTCGTCAGTTCTTGTAATTGCTTCCATCCATTTATAGTTTTAAATTTATGTTCAGGCGTTGCCTTTATTTCAACTATAAAGTTACTAAAAACCAACCGAGTATGCAATATCTTTCTACATCCATTATCAAAGAATTTGTTAACCTTTCTAAAACCGTTTGATGTGAGTACATAATCACCCTTTCTAATCTTATCAATTCGCTTATTCCCTACGCTTGTCATTACAAGAGTCTCTCCTACGAAACAGTGATTGTCATGGTCTTCCGGTTCGTTGATATAGTTCCCGTCCTTATCCTTTGCCCAAACATACTTTCTGAACTCGCTTTGCAAGTTGTACGAGCGTTTGGTTATATAAATCTCCATATCTTTCATTTTGTCAATTCCGGCATTGATAGAGCCTGCACCTTTCTCTACGGCATATATCTTGATTCCTCCGTTGTGTATCTCTTGAATCAATCGAGGGTCAGCACTGTCAGCTATGACTTTCAATCCCCACGGGCGAAGAGTCTTGATGATGTCAGAAGAAAGCAATCCAGTACGGTAATCCACTTCATCCAAGTAAAGGGCGTTATCAACGATACCACAACGAATGGAAGCAGACGGGTCATGCGTATAACCGAAGTCTTGCCCGAAAGCAATTTTCTTTGCCCAAGCCGGGAACTCGTCAACAATTCCCCACTTCTTGAACACAGCACCTTCTGCAACGTCAGCCCACCGGCCGATAACCACATGAGCATACTTTTCAGGATTACTCACCTTTATATCCTCTACCTCTTTTAGAAACTCCGGTGAAAGATTCTCCAAATTATCAAAGTAAGTCGTATGAATGTGGAGCACATTCGGATGAGTGGAAATCTGAACCTGCACACCGTCAATCTCTACCAGCTTGTGAGTTTTCTCAATGTATTTCTTGTAGATGAAGTGATTGGAATCGCATGGGTTCATTATAATGATAATCCGGTTCTGAATACCCTTCTTGCGAATGGAGAGCATTATCTTGTCGAACTCATCTTCGCTTATCCACTCTTCCGCTTCATCGCAGACAAAAGTCGTAATGCCTTGAATGGATTTCAGTTTTGCTGTCTGGTTTCCGGAAGAAGTCTTGATACCCCGGAACATGATACGGCTCTTAGTCATCTTATTGACTATGTCCGTCTTTGTGGTCTTGAAATATTTCGTGGTACCGTCCAAATCTATCTTCTCCATCATTTCGGGGATGATAGACATACCGGCAGAAACCATCGTGTAACGGGTGTAAAGAATCTGATGAACTATTTTCTCTACGGGAGTCATTTCAAAAGTCAACCGCTCAATAAAAGTAGAAGCATTGAAAGACTTTCCGCTACCACGCCCACCGGTGATAAGAATTATAAATTTTTCCTTATCCTCATATAATGGATGGTAAATTTCTTGGGGTACTATCATTTTAGCTTGTCTTTAATCCAGGAATCAATGTTGATGCCATGCTCTATGTCTGTTGGAATATCAGCATTTGCAATCTTTTGGTTTTCATCAGCAGGAGATTCACCGATAAGTTCTAATAAATACCTTATAGCGTTCAAATCTGCATCACCCACAGCTTTCGCTATGAGTTTTTTTATCATGGCATCCTTTACAATGTATTTCCGACCTTTATCATCTGTAGTTTCAGCATTCAACGCAGCAATGGCAAACTCTCTTGCGGTTTTCACAAGTTCCTTTTTCTGTCTTCTCGATTCAGCCGAAAGTCTTGCGAGTTCCTGCGCTCTCTCTGTGCTAATGCGTTTGCCTTTCTGCGTTAAATTCTGTTCGTTCGCCATTATTCTACCCCAAATTCTATTCTATCCATAAATTCTTTTCCATCAATGTATCGTTCTTCAAATCCATAACCGAACATCTTCATGAAATTAGCCCTTTCTGTTGGGCTATTAAAAGACAGCACGACATAGCTTAACATTCCGTTATCCTTTTCAAAGCTATTTTGGTTGCTAATTCTGTCTTTTATCTTTTGCACTTCATTGTGACGTACAATTTGATTTTCTTTTGAATCCTCATAAAAATTATTGGAACGGTTAATGTCTTTATTCTCTTTACCTTCTTTAGTAGCTTCATCTATGGCTGATAATGAATCGTCCAATATATCTTCCTTTCTCCAAATATCATCGTTAATAGAAAAGTCCAAATCACCAATTCCAAGCATATTCAAATCGAAGTCATTCAGTCCGGCAAGGCTATAATCAATTCCATCAAGCATATCTTTTAACATATCTGAATCAAAATCGCCTTGTACGCTTCTGTTATTCATAAAGATATTCTGCTCTTTTTCAGTTTTTTCGTCCATGTGAACTACTTCAACACGAATCAAATAATCATTAGTTCTCGTGTCAGGATTGTATTTATTTACTTCATCTATCACTGAAATACGTTGATGACCAGAAACAAGGTTGCCAGTAACCTCATTCCATACGATACCACCAAGCAACCCTACACGCTTTAGGTTTGCTTTCAGGTTCTTTCTTGCTTCTTGTGTTATTTTGCGAGGATTGTAGTTAGCGAAGTTTATATCACTCCGCTGTATTTCTCTACTTTCCGGTTGAGTTATTTTGTTCTCTTTCATAATCGAATATTAATTTTTCGGAATATGGGAACTCTTTCAAAATGCGTTTATAATCATTGGGATATTTACTACGCATTAATAGCATCGTATTTAAATCAATAGTAAATCCTTGACTTATAGCGTTTGCATCATAGATAAAAGGTTGTATCAATCCACTTTGCCTAATATATTGAAGCACTTCTTTGTTTGTCCACAATGCAAGAGGATAAACCATGCCTTTATCTGTTACATAGCCGGTTTTAGCAAACTTCTTTAAACGCATCCGTTTCATATAGCCATCTACGCCTTTCATTCCGCTGAATCCGTACATGACGCCTGTCTCTTCTCTTACAAATTGTTCTATTTCACCAATCTTTCTCGGCTTTATAGAACTATCTGGTTCACGAAAAAAGCCCCAGAAATCGTAATAGTCACGCTGAAAATGTCTAATTTTGCGTACTTCTACATTTTTGTAATGATTTTCTGCCCATTTGATATAAGGCTGCACATGGTCTAAATTTGGTATGAGGTACATATAATAGCATATAACCTTATCAAATACACCTGCAAGCATATCCAATAAAGCTATACCGTCTTTACCACCGGCTGAATAAAACAACACAGCAGTGTCCGTTTTATCACGAACACTGCGTATTATCTGCATTGTAAGGGCATACTTGTTCATAGGCTAACCATTTGAACCATTTGCTCCACGAACCCCAAAGGCAACACGTAAGTCATACCGTCTTTGGTCTCTATTTCCTAACTGCGTTGTACCAGCTTCACCGCCACGTCTGGCAACCAATCTACCACCAGCCCCTGCACCGTTCATATTACGGCGCGGTCCCATTGTTCTGTTAATTCTTCTCCTTGTACTACCGACTCAGCTAATAAATTTTAAAATTAAACAATCAAACATTATCTGTACTAAGTATCTTACCCAAATGATACCATACTTGGCAAACAAGATATTCTTTGCCGTTTTCTTCAAATACTTGGTCGTTACCATCTTCATCTGTAAAAATGATAAATTCAGCACTCTTAACCTCCACCGTAAGACGTGGCGCATCTTTTCGTCTGCCATTTATAAGAACCAAAGCGTCATACTTTATTGGTACTACATCCACATCCTTATCATCATTTGGTATATCTTCTTGCCGTTTGTATCTTTTGCCATCGTGTTCAAAATATACATATCTTGTAACATTTGAGGGGTAAACATATCTATGTTCTATGTCTTGTTCACCTTTTAAGATAGATTGAAAACTATCTTTTTTAATCTGTAATGTTAATACATTCATAATCGTGTCATTTTTTTAATTAATACTCAATAGTTGCGGGGGGCTGAATCGAACAACCGACCTTCACCAAGTCAAAGTGAAAAGCTACCACTGCTACACCCCGCGATAGTACCCCAAAGGTACTACCACAACCAAAGATAACGAAATATCTTCAATCGTTATACACGACAATTGGCTTATTGTCGTGAACTAAGCCATTTATCCCGTCTTTCTCTACACGCCTCTAAGGTAGGCGCACAACAAGCAAAGAGTTCACCACTTTCAGTACGGTAATCGTACTGGTACATTCTCACTCTTTTACCTCTCAACCTGGTGTTGTAGGTAGTGTAATTCTCTTTGCCGGGCTGGCATACGCTGCAACCGTTTACATTTATTGAGTTCATAATTCAAGTAATTGTTTCGTTTTATCCACGTCTACAAAACTCGTCCACCCTGCTTTATGCAGCTTTATAGCTGCCTCTCTGATTGTGATTTTGCCACTCTTGACACTTTCTTTCAAAGATTCTAATATATTCTTCATTCTTAATTCATTTTTACGTTCAATCTTTCTTCACTCGTATAAGCCACTACAAGCCCTGTTTCATCATGCTGTATGGTGATGTACTTTTCACCCCTCTCTATAGTAGAGAAGTCATAAGGGGTTACCATCTTACCCAATACCTTGCCCAGTTGCTTCATCAGTGGGGCTTCAGGGCTGATAACTAAAACTAAATCTGCTTTCATAATCGTGTATATTGTGGTAGCCATAAGGCTACCGGATTAGAACTCAACCAATATCAATCTTTCTAAAGAACCTGATGCTTTCACCCACATATGATTATGTCCGAAACCATAATCGAAAAACAGTTTAAAATAAGGGTATCTTACTATTAAAGAGTTCATACAGCCTCTTAACTCGTCTTCTGACATACAAGAAGTTATTTCATTGATAATTTGAACGAAAAGGTGTAAAACTTCTGGTTCATTATTCAATAACGGTTTTTCTATAACTGCTTTTAAAAATATATTTTCTTTCATATTCTTCTATATTGCGCAGGGCTTTCGCCCTGCCGATTTATGTTAATGCGTTTTATCCTCATGTAATAACTCGCAGTAAACTGGTGTTGTGGCATCTGTGTGCTTATTGGCTATAAGAACCTCATTACTATCCCAGTTAATATATACCTGTGTAGCAAATGCACCGAAAAACTGAATTTCTTTCGTGCCAAACAATACCACCGCGTCATCATTTACATTTGCAAGTGCTGCAATTAATTCTTTCTTGGTCATATTCTTTTTTGTTGCGCAGGACTTTCGCCCTGCTGGTTAAACTTATAATATCGTAATCTCTTTGTTGCCTATCTCTGTATCTACATTCAGAACCTCGTACTTTTGAGCCTTGTAATTATAAACGACTTCACAGGTATTGAAACCTCTACCATCTTCTCTTTGGTCATAAACAGTATTTATATGCTGATACATTTTATTGCCTAACATGAAGTTTATCTTACCTGATGTACAGAAGTAGAATGCTACTGCATACTTCAATGTTTTCTTTTCATCAATCTTCTTTGTTGCCATGATCGTATATCTTTTAATTGTTATTACTTCGTTTCTGACGGTGCAAAAGTAAAACTATATTTTTACTTCACAAAGAAAAAGTCATTTTTATTTTGACTTTAACCTTTATTAGTACATATATAGTTTTACCACAATATATAATGAAGTATATTTGCATTTAAAATAAGTAACCATGAAACTAAGAATCAAAGAAGCAATAAAAGAACAGGGTTTTACCGTTCAATCTGTAGCAGATAAGATTGGAAAATCAAAGCAATCACTCCACGGTATTATAGAAAAAGGCAATCCTACAATAAACACATTGTCTGATATTGCCGATGCTATCAACGTTCCTATAAATAGACTGTATGAAGAAGTAACCGGAGAAGGTGAACTCACCGCCCTTATCCAGTACAAAGGAGACTTTTACAAAGCGAATACAATAGAGGAACTAAAGAAAATAGTGATAGCAATTGAAGAAAAACATTAAATCATTTGCTTTGCAACTATAAAATAGTTACATTTGTAAAAATATCAAAGGCATGGGTACGAAAGAGAAATTAATAGAACGGTTTAAGAACCAGCCAAAAGACTTCACATTTGACGAAATGGAAAAACTGCTATTCATTTTCGGATATGTGAAATCCGACAAAGGAAAGACTTCTGGGTCAAGGGTTATATACAAGAATGGGAACAAAAGACCTATCATGTTACATAAGCCACACCCCGGAAACATAATCAAGTCTTATGCCATGAAGCAAGTACTAAATGATTTGACAGAAGCAGGATTTATAAAATAAGGAGGTTTTATATGAATACATTAAAATATAAAGGCTATATCGGTTCAGTCGCATTTAGCGAAAAAGATAATGTCTTCTTTGGGAAAATAGAAGGCATTGATGGACTTGTAAATTTTGAAGGTGAAAGCGTAAAAGAACTTACCGACGCTTTTCATGAAGCAGTAGAAGATTATTTAGAATACTGCAAAGAAGAAGGTATAGAGCCTCATAAAAGCTATTCCGGTTCATTAAATATTCGTATCTCGCCAGAGGTACATAGTAAAATTGCTATTCTCGCTAAACAAGCCGGAATATCAATAAACGCTTTTATTAAATCAGCCGTAGAAAAGCAAGTTGCAACTATGTTATAACCAACTATGGATAAAAAAGAACTATTTATTTGTGAATGCAACAGCATTGAACATCAGATTGTGATGTCATATTTTGAGGATGAAAAGGAAGTCTATTGCAGTGTACACCTAATACCAGAAAGGAATGTATTCAAACGTATTATCCACGCTGTTAAATACGTGTTTGGTCATCGAAGCGTATATGGAGACTTTGACGAGTTTATCTTCAATCCTAAAGATGCAGATAGATTACAAAGCGTTGTTGACCATTTGAAAACAGAAAAGCCGGAGCACTAAACTCCGGCTCATTAATTGATTAGCCCTTTGAATCTTAACCGATTTACGATTTCGGCATAAAGATACTCTATATCCCCACTGAAATCTCCATAATTCTGATACAGAAACACGACATCAGCACAATTGTCGGAAATTGTACTCTTGGACTGAACCCCAAGTACCCTTGACATCTCTTCGCGTAACCCAGCTGTCATTTTCCCACCGGCAAGCGAACTTGGAGAAAACAGGTACAGGATAATGAAGATGAACTTCTTCCGCTGGGTAACACTATCAATACAAGGGGGAAGACTTCTGCTATTCAATAGCTCAACGAAGATTTTATAGATATCCCTAATAAGGCTTTTATCTTTCAGAACCGGGGTGGTCAAGGCGTTTTCTTCCTCTGAAAGTTCTGATTTCTCGATACGAATCTTTTTAAGACGAATTATTTTGTTAAAATCCAGTTCCATAACACGATTATTTTAAAAGTAAATAGTATATTTGCATCATAATCGTGTAAGGAAGAGCTGATTCATGGTCGTGCGTGGGTTGGCTCTTTTTCATTCTTCCCCATTCGTGCTGACGAATGGTTTCTTTTCCAAATCATAGCAAGTGATATATACCCGTTTCCCATTAACATCACATAGAGCAAGGGCATATCCTTTCTCCAGTATTTTAACCGGCTGATTGTCGCAATAGACAGTACTTCCAACCGGAACTCTTATAAAATGACGTACTATCATTTGATTATCTTTAGCTTGTTATACCAGCGTGAAGAGAAAGGGAACCACCCGATTAGGAATGATTCCCCGAAAATAGTTACTTTATATAGTTTGCTCATGAATTTTTCTTCTTAAGTATTTCAACACATTCTTTTATCCCATCATCGAAACCTTGTTTATAGCCTTTAGTATATTCCCCTATAGTGTATACCGCCATTGCAAATACAAACAGAATGATACCTAAAGCCTTATGCCAACCGGGCAGCGAGATGGAAAACGGTTTAAATGTAATTGTTAGATCTCCAACCCATAATAGGGCGATAATACATATAATTGCCAAAATAATTGTTTTCATAATCAATATTTTTTTTCGTTCAACTTAGGTCTTAATTCATTGTATCTCATCTTCTGCTCCACATGCCATATAAGGTCTATGTTCATATGCTTGGCAAGCCCGAAGATTGATAATAACATATGACCTATCTGACTTTCAAAAGAATAATTATATTCATAAAAATAACGAATTGGCAATGTGGATATGGCGTATATGCTTTCAGTAAATGTTTCACCTACGCAACTTTCGGATGCACCATATATCGCTTCTTTAGGAAAATCATCAATGGATATATTTCTTAATCCAGCCAAATCAAGCAGGCGTATAACTGCATCGCTTAGTTCGTCTGGAATCGTATCTTTGATATATTTTTCAAAACAATACTTGAAATTGACATCATCGTGCGGTTCTTCATCCTCATAAGAAGACTTGAAAGATTCCCTGTCGGCATGTTTCCCCTTTCTATCCGCTTCCACAGCTTCCATAAGCTCGGAAATGATAAGGCAAAGGCAGTGTTCGTTACTCAGTTCTTTATCGTGGAAACCGTGCGTTACTGCGTTACGGTAGGCTTTATTTCTTAATTCGTTTAAGCTCATGATATTTTGGTATTAATTGGTTGGCAATAAAATACCCGATAACCGCCACAAAGCAGTTTCCGGGTATTCACAAAGCACTAACAAGGATTGTCAGTAGAAATTTTACGTAGATTAGTTATAATCGATGTCTCTATCTAACAAACAATATAAGAATAATTTTAAGACTTGAAGAACTCTTAATCTTGATTGCATATTGAATATACCTAGTCTTATTTTATTGCGTACGGATACCTTAAATCATGAATATCGACAATATCCTTACACAAACTATCCAAAGAAGGCATTATAAATGATCTTGTGATTCCTATTTTTTCAAGTTTACTCAATATGTTTTGTTTATATTGTACAGGAATTATATATTTTGCATAGATGAATTCGAATTTTTCCTTCCAAGGTTCTGGATAAAGTACAAATATGCCATTCTGATTTTTATACCTAACATCTGTCATATTAGGAACTAATAAAGTTATTGCAGGAAATGAAAATATGTCATCTTTATCTTCATTAAAAACCCTTCTTGAGAATTGATAACTTTGATAAACAATTCCATCTTTATCAAAATTAGAGCAACATGCAAAATATAATGCAATTAAAGGATTATAAGTCCAATCAAGAAGTCTCGTTGGAAGTCCATAGTGTTGTGCTAGAAACAGGAATTCCTTATCATTTTTAGGGCGTGCATCCGTAAACATTGAATATTTTCTTTTAAAATCTTCAAATACCTCTTTCTCATATTGCTTCAACACGTCCTCCTGTCCTTCCTTGAACCTCCGACCTATTGAAGGTATCAATTTATATTCAGAAGAAGATTGGCCTCTGAAAAAATCCATTTCAGGGAGGCCATATTGTAAAGACATAAAACTTTCCAAGGTTTGTACAGTAAATACTTTCATCACTTTTTTATTAAGGTTATGATATCACTTAAATTCTACATTCGAGTTGTGTATTCACTGCAAATATACGATTTTAATTTACAGAAACTCAATAAAGTTTTTCTGCTATAAAAAAAATCAAAGGGTAAACACTAATTTTGATAGAATTAACTTTTAATATCCTCTCACTTGATATTAAGCTCGCCCACAGCTGTTTTATGGTTATTGCTTTCATTTTGTTCAGTTTTGAATTTCTTGTTCATTTCCTTTTCTGCTGCTTTGGCTCCTTTTTTGAATCCCTCCACAAAGCTGTCAAAACAAACTCTATGGATTTCTAAAGTACACCTTCTCATAAGTGGGCAAATAGAGCATCTTTGGCTAAGTCCTGCTGATTTCTTGGCTAGTTTCGTTACATTTTTCATTGGATTTTTAAATTAATTATTACGATTTCTTCCCGCTGCGACTTCACTCATACACATCTTGCACCAAGAGGTGAGACATCGGTATTCCTTATCCCCATATCTGACAGTCCTGTTATAGAACCGGTGGAGCGGAAGGAAACGTCCGCAATGCGGACAAACCTTTCTTCCGGCTTCCGTACCGGCAACCGTTTTGGCTTTACGGCGTACAAGCGTACATCCCCTGCATTTATCCAGTCTGCCTTTGTACTTCCGGCATTTGTGCAGGGAGATGCGCCCGCATGGAGCGAATTTTTCGCAGTCGAATCTGGGTTCTGTATGATAGATGTTCATACGGCACTGTCCATCAAATCAAACAATGTAGGTGCGCTAACTTCCATCTCCGCCTCATACAGATATGAAAGACTGTCTTTCCAATAGTCGTAATTGAGTTCGGTAGACAGACCCTTCCTTCCCAGATTGATTGCGCAATATGGAACGGTGCCGATACCTCCGAATGGGTCAAATACCAGCTCACCCTTGTTTGAGTACCGTTCAATCAGTCTTTCAACGATATCGAGCTGTAAAGGGCAGATGTGGTTCTGCCGTTTCTTCTGTGACTGCTTGGTATTGAGCGTGCGCATCCGGGTGACATCATCCCATATCCAATCTTTCTTGCTTACCGGATCGACAGCCATAAATGTTTTAGGCAGCTTTCCGTATGTTTCCAATTCCTCAGCGAATGATACATGTTCCTCGTAGTTATATATATGCTCACGTTCGTAGTTCCTGAACAGATGGCGTATCTTGTCTATTCCGGCTCCTTTCATATCCTCATAGCTCAATAGAGAGTTACCTGATGATTTCCAACTTGCATGGGCATCTATCTGCCAACGGGCAAGCGAGTATTCGCTCTTATTCTTTGTCACCGGCAAATCAGCATAGGCTCGTGAGGTATCAGAAGGCAACTTTCGGAAGAGAAGAACATATTCCGGGCAACCGATACCCATCTTTGAACCGTCCTTGCACATCTCTGTATATCCAAGCCGATAAGTCTGGTTGTTCTCCCTCACCACATCCGTATCCACTGTAATACGCCCCATGTAGCGGAACCCGTGCTTCAGATAATGGAACACTGTCATTTCGCTGAACGGGTCGATGGTGGGCATACCGTCACCCGTAGCGTTGCCGAACAGTACACGGTCCTTTACATGGATGCAGGCCAACCGGCCGGGCTTTAAAATACGCATAAGCTCCGGGGTGAGATAGTCCATCTGCTCAAAGAACTTGCCGTTGTCTTCATTATGCCCGAAATCATTATAGGTAGGCGTATATTCGTAGTGGTTGGAGAACGGGATACTGGTTACAATCAGGTCTACCGAATTATCTTCCATCTTCTGACATTCAAGTACATTGTCATTATTGATAGCTTTCCACAGTTTGCCGGACTTCTCTTCCCGACTGGCGAACATCCAGCGCATCATCTTTTCCTCTGCCTGCAAACCGAACAAACCGTTCTTGCGGACTATATCGGTCATCTTGGCTACCATCTGGCGGTGCTGCGCCCACTTCTGCATGAATGATTTGAATATTTCACCTTCGCTTTCGGCATACACCAAGTAAAGGTCTACGGGATGCTGCTGCATAAACCGGTAGATACGGGCTATTGCCTGAAACTTGTCATTAAAACGGTAGTCGATGAACATGATTGCCTTGTGGCAGTGGTACTGGAAGTTCAAACCCTCACCAAGCATTTCAGGTTTGGCGGCCAGATATTTCAGACGGCCGTCTTTGAAATCCGCTATCACTCTGTCGGCTTCCTCATCATCTTGCGAGCCATACACAGCCTTACATTCGGGAATTGCCTTGCAGAGTGCCTCACGTTCAGCCTCCAAGTCATGCCATAAAAGGAAATGGTCGTCTTTGTTTTCCGGACGATTGATAATCTCTACCACACGGGCAATCTTTTCTTGCATGTTGTCCCGACGTTCCTTGGCTGCATCGGCAAGGCCGAGAGCAGCCTCACGGAACATTTTCACCTGCCCGTCACGGTCGGCTCCGGCAGTGGAATTATCCACACTCACGACTTCTTCATGTACCCGCAACTCTGGTAACTCATATCCTGTATCGGGATAACCGAGATCAGATGGTTTAGTGAGGAACAACGCCCATGTACTTACCCATAACCAGAATTCCTTCTCCTTGTGGGGATAGAGGGTAAGATTGTTCGCTTTCGTGCTGTCACGCTGGAAGAACCTTGTAAGTGCCTGCCCGGTATCCATCACTCCAAGGTAGCCGGCATAGTGTATCAGTTCCTTGTATCTGTTGGGTGATGGCGTGGCAGTGGCAACAAACCTGTACGGAACTTCTGCAAACAGAGGAAGAAACTCCTGATAGGTCTTGGTCCCGAATCCACGTAACACGCTCGCTTCATCCAATGAGGTAACGGTAAAGTAGGAAGGTTCTATTCTTACTCCGTCCTCGCCGTCACGGACACGCTCATAGTTCGTCACCATGATATCGGTCGGACATTGCTTCACCTCCTGCATAGTACGTACATAGGTTACTTTCATGCCCAGATGCTTTTCGGCCTGTGTCAGGAACTCCACTACTACACGCTTGGGGCATACTATCAGTCCTTTACCGCTTTTGTGCCGAAGTATCACCCTTAATATTTCCAACTGGGTTACGGTTTTCTGCATACCAAAGCTGGAGAATATCGCTCTGCAACCGCCAGACACAGCCCAACGTACTGTATCTTTCACATGAGGGTATAAATACGGGGAAATTTCTTCCGGTCTGACTTCAAATCCGGTCTGATGGCTAATGGCCATCTTGTCTTTCAGAAATTCTATATATTCTTTCATTATACTGCTTCTTTTAATTTCTTCAATCTAAATACTCTTAACCTTTTGCAAAGAGCCTCGGTATTCTTTTTTGCCTGAGTAACCTCAACCGCATTTCCGATAAATTTCTTTTGGTCAGCTTGTGTGCCTATTAAAACATAATCTTCAGGGAATCCCATAATCTTTTTGAGTTCCGGAATGCGAAGCATCCGCATTTTAATATCCACTATGCCATACAGTGCCATGAACTCCTTTATCTTCACGGTCATAGGACTATCATTGTCGTAGATTTCAATCGCTACCTGACCGCTTTCTGTTGCTACCAGATAGGGCGGCATCTTATCCATGCGGGCTATTAATGTGAAGCAGGGGCTATCAACAGAGCCGCCAGCACTGTTGAACTGTGGATTCATCAGATAGTGCCATTTCCTGTTTGCGGTAATGGTCTGGGAGGGTTCCTCTATACTGCTACCTACATTTGAGAATGCAGTATTCATTATCCACGGCTGGTATGTTACCAAGTTTTGTTTCGGTGTTGTGGTAACAGCGGGGCATGGTGAGTTTATATCAGACACCTGACCACCTCCAGAATATTGATTCATAAAAAATGGAGATACAAGGGAAAGTCTGTCTTTCGTCAGAAGTGTAGGACAAGGCTGATTAATATCCTTTCCTGTATCCTTAAAGTTATAAGAACACATAAATCGGCTTTCAATTAAAGCCATCCTGTCCTTCGTTGTGACCGTAGGTGCAGGAAGTTCCACCGAATGATTATGCCCGTTCCCATAGTAAGCCGATACAAAAACGTGGTGGTCTTTACAAGTGATTGCTCCAGCCGGTTCTTCCACTGATACGTTCTTGCTGTCGGGGTGTCCGCTAAACTGCTTAGAGAGGAAACAAACTTGCGCTACTCCAAGTCTGCCTTGCGTGGCTACCACCGGACATGGTTCGTCAATCCCAGGAGCGTTATATTTCCCTGTACGGCTCATAGAATTATACTTTACGAGGAAAGCATCCTTTCCTCCGGCTACAAACTTGATAAGTCCAGCATAGATACGTTCAAGCGTTTTCTCTGCAAGAGGCTTTTCCCTAAAGATGGTAGTTCCTTCGTCAGAAAAATCAAGAACTTCCTTGACGGGTTTCCATTTTTCCAGCTTAGAAAACATGTCCTGCCTGCCACCTTTACAGTGGGTCGGTTCAGGGAATACTATCGGCAAGCTCTTTTTAGCAAAGATGCCGAAGAAGCGTTTCCTTGTGGTGTAGGCACCGAAGTCGGCAGCGTTCAGGATGCGGTGCTCAAAGTTGTAACCGTACTTCTTGACATTGCGCACCCACTTCTGATAAAGCCTGCCTTTGTCCATGCTGATAGGCTTCCCATTCTCATCCATATCTCCCCATGACATAAACTCTTCTACATTTTCAATCTGAATGTAGTCAGGGGCTATAACATCAATATAACGGAAGAGATGTTCTGCCAGCGTCCGGCTATCAGCATCACGTGGCTGACCGCCTTTGGCTTTCGAGAAGTTGGTACACTCCAAAGAGGCATGAAGCATTATCATAGCATCAGGGTATAGCTGACGGATACGTTCTACAATAGTGCTTATCGGGGAAAGTTCCAGTGTACGGATATCCTCAATAAAGTGAAGTGCATCAGGGATATTGGCATCATGTGAAAGGATGGCATTCTTGTCATGGTTCACACAACAAACAACCTTTGCACATCTATTTCCATCCAATCGTGCTTCTTCCACACCTTCGGACAAACCGCCGGCACCACAAAAAAGGTCTATCACGAACAATTCGATATCGGACAGACCTTCTAAACTCCTTAGTATTTCTTTTAATGATTTCATAATCGTGTATTCTTATTTCTAATTTGAATAAATCCCCTTCGTTCTGTTTCTTCTAACAGTGAAAAGTCTTCATCCTTGATTTCACATTCTGTTTCGTAGTTCACGGAAGTATAACTTGGGATATTGAACTTTTTCCGGATTCTTACGATAACATCCGGATTTCTTGTTACCCAGTAAACGGTTATTCTCATGGTGATATCAGCATTTTTCTAGCTTCCTCATCTCCTGCATCAGCACGGTGCTTGATTTCAATGTACTCAGCATAAGAGATTCTGTTATCTCCACGCTCCTCTATCTCTTTTTCACGTTGGTTTCTGTATCGTTCACGCTCTTTCCGTTCAATATCTTTCCGACGTTCAGAAACGTAGTCCAGCATCGCACTTGTTATTTTCAATGGATCTATTGAACCGTAGAACCGCCCATACTTCCCTGACTTAAACCGTGCTATGAAAAAACAGATTTCAGCGGCATTTATATAATAATACTCCGAAAGGAATATCTCCGATAGTTCAGAAAGTTGCTCTTTCGCTATCTTGGTTGAAACTTCTGCAAAGTCATTCAATGAGCCAAATTGTATCTTTAGCCATTCTATCGGTGTTTCATCCCCATAAGTAGAAGACAATAGCCCTAAACTCGGAATGCTGTCATTCAACGCCAGTTCTGAATGGGTTGCATTACATCTGACAAGTTTGAACTGCAAATCAGGGTTGTAATCAAGAATGAATTGTGCAGGATCGGGATATTTATTCAATAACGCCCTCTGCTTCAAGTTCCTTTCTCTTTTTTGCGGCAGCTTCTCTAACGGTTGTAGCGACTGCAAGAATTGAATCACGTTTTCGCTGCTCGCTATCCTGTTGATTTTTACTAAGTCTTGTCCCATTATAGTTTCCTTCCAATATTTTAGTAAAGTTTGCTTGTTTGAAAATCCAATCAAAGTCGCATTTCCAATTGCGGTCATTAGCTCCAAGTAGGAACGGGGATTGAAGAATGAGATTGAAAACACTCCTCACTGACTCTTTCCCATATTGGGCTATCCGGGCTTTTACAGCCTTTTTTCTCACATCAGTCATTGATCTTATCTGCTGGAGTCTGTCTTTGAATGTGGTATTATAGTATTCCATCAATCCGCTGTAATCAATCTTTTCAGAGGGGGAGGGCGAAGAAAGCTTGGCTTTCTTTGATACTCCGTCAGGAGTATTTTCTTTCTTTTGATGTAGAGATATATCTATATACTCTCTTTCTTCTTTCTTTGTATTTGTGCCCTCTGTGTGCCCTGATTTTTGTAAAAGTTCGGATTGCGGTAGATTGTTGTTCATGGGCTGTGCCCCAAGTTGTGCCCTTAGTTGTGCCCATTCGTGTCTTAATTCATTGATTTCCTTTTCAATACCTGTGTCCTTACTTGTGCCCTTGGTTGTGCCCATTGGATTATATTCTTCATATTTACATAAGGTTATAAGGTTCATTCCTTGATTGCACTCAACAGTTATCATACCTTTCTTTCTAAGATGCACAAGAAAGGAACGCACCTTCTTTTCAGACCATTTCCAACGCTGTGACAGAAATCTTATGGATGCAGGATATTGACCTCTTGAATAAGAGATTTCTCGACCTCCGATACTCTCCTTTCGGGGCGTTGCCTCAAATCGTGCAGACTGAATTAAGTCTAACCACGCTTCGCAACTGCTAAAAGTACGGGCTTCATTCCACATTTCATTCGAGAAAAACCTGCGGCTTAGCCTCAAAAATCCTTCGTCCATAGTCTTAGAATCTCACGTTAGTTAATTGCCTTCCGTTAGAAAATACAGCCCACTTACCATTACCGCTATCAAACAATCGTAAATCCGACACCTCTCCGAAACGTTTGATGTTACCGCATAAATCCACAATCCATCCACATTCTTTAGAAGGATGCGGGCGGATGGCACGACCGACTATCTGATACCACATGGCAAGTGACATTGTAGGACGTGCCATAACGACCGTATCAAGTTCCGGATAGTCAAAGCCAGTCGTAAGTACACCCACATTAGCTACTACCGGAATTTCACCAGCTTTGAACGCCTCAAGAATATGTTCACGTTCTTTCTTAGGAGTATCACCTGAAACGATAGCGCAACCGGGTATTGACATCGTTAACCGTTCCGCTTCTTTCAAAAAACGGGTAAAGACCAAAATACCCTTCCGTTTTCCTCCGGCTTTGGGATTCATCAGCCTTTGGACGATATGAACGAGATAACCGTAGAAGTCTATCCGTTCATATTCTTTTTGAACTGACCTATCCGTATAGTCGGCACCAGTAGTATTTACTTTCAAGTTAAGTTCATTCCACCCTGAAGGATTCATTGAATAGTAATCCAACTTCGCCAAGTAGCCCATATCTAATAGGGTTGATACCTGTACATGATAAATGACCTCTGAAAAGACATGAGGTTTTGTCCGAGTGATAAATTTCAGCATGGAGCCGAAATCACGACTGGAGCTTAAACGGTATGGCGTTGCTGTCAGTCCAAGCACCTTACACTTCACTGCATCAAAAAAATCCTTGTACATTCCCTCTTTGGGGTTTACAAGATGACATTCATCCACAATGATGTTCTTGAAGTGGGTGAACAGTTCGGGATGATTCTTCACACTGCCGATGGTGGCGAATGTTATCCGGCTTATTTCTTTAGAGTTGAAAGAAGCTGAATAAATGCTGCAATCAAGAATACCGTATGAGCAGAGTTTCTTAAAGTTCTGTTCGAGTATTTCCTTCGAGGGCTGGAACACCAAGGTATGACCGTCAAGCCTTGCAGCTATATCCGCTATGATAAGCGACTTTCCGCTGTCCGTAGGTAACACCATAATGGCATTTGTTTTCTTCGCCTTGTTATTGAAGAAGGAAACGGCAGCATCAGAGGCTTTCTGTTGGTAATCACGTAGTTTGTACATATCTATCTTCTGATTTAATGATAAAAGGGGAATCCTCACTAAGTTTGGAAAGAAATGTCCGGATTATATAAGCCTGTTCCTTACTTAATCCAACCGGAGAGAATGAACCATCATCATTCTTGATCATCATGACAAATGTTCCTGCTTCCAAATCATTCATAACCCTTTCTCCTTTCGTAATTTCTTATTAAGGGCCTTGTAATACTTGATTAGCTGTTCGTACTCAAAATCAGTCATTTTGGAAGTGCTGGCAACTTTGACTTTCAGAAAATCAAACTTCTGTTGACCGATTTTAGCAATTAGATTCACCCGATAGCCTTCCAAATGGTCGGCTTTGAACCTGTTGCAGTGCCGGCATTCGGCATGGCAATTATTCTCATCAAACCGTGTTGCCAAATGTGTACGACTGAAATAGTGCCCGCAGTCTGCTTGTGTAAACGGCTTTATCTGTCCGCACGAGATACATCTAAAATACCCGTTTGGCATTGCATCACGAAGCCGGATAAAAAGGGAAAACTCCTTGTCGAGCTTAGCTTTCAAATCCGGCTTCTTCTTTACTGCTATCCCTGCTTTATCAAACAGAGGTAAAGGCTTGTCTTTCTTCTTGGCCTTTGTTCGTTTTATGTAGTATGGCATATCTTGTCATTAAAAATTCTTACTCCGTTATTTTTCGCCCAACTTATGATAGAATCCAGAACCTCATCGTCATCCAGATTGTCTATAATATCTCTAAAGTCATACGAAGCACCAACCTCTTCTTGGAAGTGCCGTACAATACTCGTTTTTAAATCTGTCACTTCTTGCCAACTTTCCATACGTTACAATTAAAAGCCCCGAAGCGTATTCTCCGGGGCACAACCATTATTTACTAACCCATGCCATTTATGTGGAGATGGAGCGATTCGAACACCCAATTAAGGACTATATCCTTTTGCGCTACTTCTAAGGTTAATTACCTCCTTATATCTCACGTACCGTACTTTCTACCATGTGCACCTCTCGAAAGTCAAAAGCACTCCACTGCGCACCCCCATTTTCGCCCGCCCCATCTTCACAGACCGGACAGGCAGGTTAACAAAGTTATTCCATATAAGCCATTGAAAACTCTTTCGGAATAAACCGCCCGACCGGGATAGGTTTGGCTGATTCAATGGCTGTATGTATTTCCCTCTTTCTGAACTCATGTCCCTTTTCTTTGGCTTGTATCTCACATTCTTCCTCTTTGTTTTTGAGATAGTGGGTAATAAGCATCATTGCTCTGTCAACGTTGAAGGTGTTCACGACAAAAGTCTGAACTCTCTCGTCTTCATTCTCCCCATCCGTGAATGTGATTTTCGTCTCAATCTGATAGAATTTCTTTTCATTGGGCTTGGAATCTCCCTCTTCTTCATCTTCTTCCGTTACAGAATCGTTTAAAAGGAATGTATCTTTTAATTCTTCGAGGGTGGCATCATCTACCTTGCGTTCTTTCAAATTATCAGTAAGAATCACACAAGAATCGAACTCCTTGACCATTGTCAAGGTGAATCCGAACATATAGTTTAGTTCGATGTAATCTTTCAAGATACTACAAGAATTCTCCAATCCGGTGGCATACAGCAGGAACTTATGTTTCTTGTCCCCTATTTGTGCCTGTGCAAGATAGGGATATAAGAATTTGTTCTCGTTCTCGAATGCCAAGCGGTTCTGGTTGCTGACTTCCACTTCCTTAATGCCGTCAGCTTCCATACTGAAACGAATTTTCGCCAAAGTGTCTTGGTCTATCAGCGTGCCACGGTCAAAAAGAATTTCATTCCGTTCGATGGTTACTGTTTCACCTGTATCTTCATCAATGAAAGACTCCTCCCATGTTTTGAGGACACGTTTTGCAAGGTACATGTTGAGCATCTTTTTCGGGTCAGATGTCACATACCTGATTTCTGTTTTTCTTGTTTCTATCATAAAAATTCTTTATTGTACATTGTTTAACAAGTGCTTCTTGTAATTAGAGCGTACAAACGATTGTTCTTCGTCATTTAAAGAGTATGCCTTTACCATGAACTTCATTGCCATATCTTCGTTATTGTCGGACAACGGATAGTAATCAGTGGCAAACTTGCAAGAAAGCGTTTCAAGACGGTCGTATTTGTTGCGAACCTCACGAACACGTTCTGTTATCTCCTGTACTAATTCAGCCGATTCGGAAAGTTGCTTTTCGTATTCCTTTTTATCTTTCTCCGCTTGTTCTTTCATTACCTTGTTCTGTGCGGCAAAATTTGAAATCTTAGCATATAGTTCATTGGAGTAAGCCCAGCCTGAAAGAATATCAAAATCTGAGTTCCCGTTGAACTTGTATCGTTCACTCTTTTTAAGGTACTTGTATTCACTTCCAAGTCTATTCCAATCGTAATCAACTTTTCGTAAAGACTTTGCACTTTTCAGGATTTCCGCAACCTTAGTAGCTTCCTCAATGTCAGTAAAAGCAAAACCATCCAAAAGTGGGATAGAGAAATACTGTGTGTCGGCAGGTTCAATCTCGAACAATTCTGGAACTTTCGGTTTATCTAAAAGTTTAATGCCTTCCTCCATCATGCGGAGTTTTATCATTTTTTGGACATCTTCGTCCGACAAAGCGATTATTTCTTGCTCTGTCATTTCGCTAATATTCTTCATAATCTCAATATTTTAAATAAATTCTTTATTACGTTCAATTTCTTGTTGTGCGTAGATAAGCATCTGCTGTTCATTTGCGGCAGGTAAGTAAATGCCAGCTACTGATGCCGACCAATTTCGGAAACGGTCAATGCTTAAAGTCATTTCACCTGTTGTCAGCTCGGCAGAACTTCTCAGGTAGGTTACTTCCTTGCCTTTCTTGTTGACCGTCTTTCTCTCAAACAAATCACGGTTGCAAGTCCTCTTATAAAAATCAATTTTTGCTTCGTCGAGACTGCAACCGTACTCACTACCGAAATACCCTAAAAGAAGATGCAAGTAGCTGTTTTGGGCAAGCGTGCGGTTAGGTAGTTTCTTTTTCACTTCCACCACCGCACGTTCACTAAACAGCTTGTTTACATACTCCTTGAACTTGGGTATTTCATAATGATTTGATAAATTAAATATCATTTCTCTTCCATATCATTCTTCAAGTCGAACAGCATACGCTAAAAAGGCAAATCGTCCTTTACATTGCCATTAGCATCAACCGGAGGCGGAAAGTTCTGCGGCTGTTGCTGATAGGTCGGTTGTGGCGCTGGCTGTTGTACCGATGTTGTTTGTTGCGATACACCACCACGCGCATCTATTTTATAGCATCGAATGGATACCATACGTTTGAATTCTCCGTCTTGATTCGTCCAAGAACGCCCTTGTAAGACAAATGATACAGTAACAACATCACCCTGATTAAAGCGGTCAAGTTCTGTACACTTGTCACCCGAAAACTCTAAGGGAATAATGTTCTCATACTCGCTACGCTCTCCCGTATAAGGGTCGTAAGTGGTAGCATCTAAAATAAACTCCCGTTTTGTAAATGAGGAACCACCGTTTTTGGATGGTATTTGAACGGTTTGTCCGATTTCGATTATCCGTCCGGTTATTTGGTTTGCCATTAATTTTCTCCTCCAAAAATCTTTTTATCGGTTATAAGTTCTCTGTTTTCTTCCAAAAACCGGATAAATTCCTCACAATGATTAGTGAGAATAGGAATATCACGTTCTGGATTGAAAACGTATGTTTCTGTATAGGTATCTACCACAAAACCGCCTTTATTGAACTCTACAATGTTGTACTCAAATGTCCGTACATCCGACCCATTCTGCATAAGAGCATAAGGATAAACTAAATGCTGGTGGTGATCTTTGAACTTTCCCACGGTATAACTACCGGTTGTTTTGATGTCGTGAACACTGGTAGGCATCAGTTCGTCAATCAAACCATAAACCAATACACTACCGTATGCAGTAGGCAAGATGGCTTCTACTCTTTGTTGGGTTAATGCTCCTTTGTAGTAGTTGGCAAACTCGCGGCAAAGGTCAATGTGAAAAGTGAAAGTGCGATTGTTGTAAACAGCTTTTATCCCGTAAAGTTTTCCGTCATCGTGATATGCCTTGCTAATTTCCATTATAGAAGATTTACGGTTCTCAATCATACAATCAATTATCTCCCCAAAACATGTTCCTCTATCAGCTTTTTCGCTATCGAAAGGTACTCTATTTATCCTATCAATAAGAGATTGGAATTGTTTTTCTCTGAACTCATCTTCATCGCATGGAGGATTGTCAGAAAAAGCATAATATTTTTGATATATCTTATCACTATCTATATAATTTTGATAAGAATCTAACAATGTTGGGTATAGTTTGTAAGATATTTTACTCATTCTCATATCTCCATTTGTAACCACCTGCTGTAAGATGGCTTTTTCTACCTATACAGCAACTGATAATATTAGCATTATTAATACCCGTTTGTCTTTCAGCCTCTTTAGCACTTTCAAATGTATTTATTGATGTACCATCCTCTCGGCACTGAACAACGGCTTTTGACATCTTCGGGTGATTTATTTTCTTTTTGCTAAACCGTTCGTTTCGTGTTCCGTAATTAGCATTATATCTCCATGTACACCATTCCAAGTTAGAAACTGAATTATTGCTTTTAACTTCGTCTTTATGATTTACACATGGAAATTTTTGCGGATTAGGGATAAACGTTTCAGCGACAAGTCTATGAAGAGATTTATATTCAACTTGTTGTTGCTTCCATAATGATATTCGTAAATATCCACTCCATATTTTATTAGGCTTAATTATCTTTCCTATTATCTTTCTAAAATTACCATACCTGCTTTTAATAAGCCTATCTAAAGAGCGAACTCTACCAAGGGTACTTACTTGATAGAGTCCTTCATAACCTTGAATGTCTTTCCAAATCTCATTAGGCTGCTGCATCTGAGTAGATTTTAGTTTCCTTATTGAATACCAGTCCCAAAGCCTTTACCTTTGCAGCAAACAAACTTCTCGCCATCATCAAAGAACTACCAACGTGTTCAAACTCATTGATATGTGAAGCGAACTCATTAGCGGAGTTGGCATCGGTGATAAATTCAATGCTTTCTTTTATTTCTTCTATCACCTTGTCATACTTTTCCTGCGCTTCCTTCTTGGCAGCAAGCATACCCAAATACGAATTGATTATCTTGGCGGTGATAAAGTCGTTCTTTGCGGTTGGATTACCATTCTTGTCAAGGATGGTAGGAACTTCCATCACTGAAGGAAGATTGCAAGTATTCTTACCGTCATTTCTTGAAGTTGGGTCAAAAGTGATAGTACGTCTTTGGACGCCTCTTTCGCTTTTCATTTCAAGATAACCGAGCAAATCCAGTTCAGTAACGATAGAGTTGTAGGATTTTTCACGCAAGGCAGGGATAAACACCGTATCATCACCTTCTTTTCTTGTGTCGCGATGGGCAACGAAAATGATGTGCTTGTTAAGCCCCGAAAGTGTTCGTGTCATCCATGAAAACTCTGCATTGATACCGCTCCAATCACGGATGGACGGCTGGCGGGTTCCACACTTGTGAGTAATGATGAAGTCCATCATCTTGCCGATGGTATCTACTACAATGGTCTGATAAGCGGACAAGTCCTCTTGAAGAACTTGCTGAACATCGCTCCATGAAGTGACCTGTACCGTGTCTATATTCTCCAAGTGCGCCATGTTCATGCGCTTCACGCCGTTATCGAAGTCCAACAGCAGCGGTTTCGGTGCGCTCAATGCTACCGTACTCTTTCCCATTCCGGCTTGACCGTAAATCATCATCTTCACGGTGGTCGGGATAACTAATTCATTACTTTTCTTAATCAGTGACATAATCGTAAATTTTATAGGGTTATTTGTTCAGATATTTACTCATTTTAAAAGCATTAATAGCGGATTGTATCTCGAACTTGGAATATATGATAGGAGAATTTCTGGATGAGCCTTTTCTTTTCTTATGCACCAATCCTTCTTTCTCTAACTTTTCCAAAAAGTTAGGTTCATACCCAAGTGTCTTTAACCATCTGAACGCTTCTCTTTGCTTGATTTCATCAGATACAGGAGACCGTTTCTTCTCACTGGCAGCTGCACCAAGCTCCGCCATGTCCATGCAGATATTTTTAAATTCAAATAATTCAAGTCTTACTTCCATACCGTCCAGTTCTTTCAATTCGTTCAACTCTCGTTCTTCGTCCCCTTCTCATATCGCCCTGTTCGTGATAGAGCGAAAAAGAAAAGATGCACAACAGGCAGAAAGCAACAGCCGACCTAATAGTAGGTGAAAAGTCCATCGTGAACTTCATACCAGCTATTCTCTCATATAGCATGGTTGCCAGTTCTCTGCCGTTCCTTACGTTCAAAATCTCAAAAGCTCTTTGCAGTTGGTTGTTTATCGTGCTGACCGCTCGGCATTTGAGGTTTGCAATTTCTTTTTTCTCATACCCTTGTGCATACATTCGTGCCGTAATCTCGCATTCAGGTGTAAGTTCATTAAAAACTCTCTTCATAATCGTGTAAGTCAGCTGATTAATAATTGCGAATAACCTCAATATATCCGGCTTCCCTGTTAGTGTCCACCGAATACAAAGTTTGCTCCTTGTCTATTATCCGATCAATCCTTGCCAGCCTGTTAAGATCAGCTGTACACCTGCGAAGCTGTCCGGCAAGCTTGTCGCTAAAGTCAAAGCTGATTCTGTCATTCTTCTTTTTCAGCTTTTTCTTGATTTCTGTTCTTTCTTTCAGTTCTTTTGCCATAAGAGTAAAATTTAATTAATGATTCGTGGATGGTAAGGGAATCGAACCCCTCTCAATCGTGCCAATTGTTTGCGCAACACGAAGCTCTAACCGATAAGCTAACCATCCGATTAAAAAAGGTGCACTATCCTCACGGACGGCACACCCAGTACAAACACAATATAAAACACGAATATCTAATCTATTATCAGAACAATGCTTTTAACCGCGTTCTTGAAATGATCAAACTTCTGGTTCAAATCACTCCAAGATTTATACCATGTATTTTTCTCTTCAGCTAATTTCTCGTTAGCCTCTTCCAGTTCCTGCACACGCCTTACTAAATCTTCATGCGTCATGCCTCTTAATTCTTCCACTGTCATAATCGTATAAATTTAAAATGTCGTTAAAAAGGTAGGAGTCGAACCTACTTCTTGTAAGCTAAATGAATATATAAATTAGAATATAAGTTAATACCAACAATTAATTGCTTACACGCATTCCAACAATGCTACTTCATAAATTACCGCCCGGCTGGTTTACAAGGTTATTGTGCACTCATACCCATGCGCCTTGTGCCGGATTTGAGGTCTACCTTTTAGCGGTATTACAATTTGTCATTTATTTCAACTCTTTATAAGAGATTCTTATTAGAAAAGCACATCCGGCACATATAACACCCATTATAGTGACAGAGAATATTTTCATAGGACTGTAAGTAGTGATAGCCCCGTAAAGCATACCGGCAGCGCATATACTAACCAATATGGATAAAATGAATTGGACTGTTTTCATAATCGTATAAATTAGTTGGCTCCCCTGAACCAATTCGATTGGCAACATCACGTTATTGTCAGGGGATTTTCTTAATTTTGAGGTGTCAAATCTAAAAATCAAGAAATATGAAACAGTTTATTGAAATTCCCCAAGGGGAAGAGATTGTATTGATTAATGTAAATCACATTTCAGCCATTGAGACTGTCACATTCGGAGAAAAACAACTATGTAAAATTTATGTATCTACTCCCCATCAACGGGATGGTTGGGTTGCTGAGACTGGATGCCTAATAATCCAATCCAATTTTTCACTCTCTCATCTTCGCCAGCTGATAGAAGAAGCTCTTTAGAGGTCTTACCGTCAAGGATGAACTCTACCCAGGCTTGAACGGCTTGGGTAGTTGAGTGTGTGCCTACTTTCAGAAGAAGCTCTTTGCGTAACTTCTGTTCTTTTCTTTTTCTGAAATACTGAAGTATTCTTTTAATCATCTTTCTTCTCTATTTTCTGAACGTGAACCAACCTAAACATTTCGCTAGTAGTGTCTGAGAATAACATATTCAAATCGTAACTATTCGGAGTAAATAGCCTAAGCATCTTCTTGAACTCTACAATGTTGCCATACATATCCCACACACCACGCACTTTAACACCTTTCATAATCATAGTGCCACTAATTGCTACTACGGTTGTTTGCGTTATGTCCCTTATAATCCGGTCTATCTTAACAGGTAGCCCGGCAAGCACCGCATAATCCTTATTATTAAGGAGAGAATCAAAATCAAACTCTTCTTGATTTAATTCTTGGAAAATCATTAAATTACTTGTATCCATAATTTCAAAACATTATTATTGGTTTTCTTTTTTCTTCTCTTATGTTGTTATTAAACTTATATGTGTTGCGGTTTTTATAACGTTTAATCCGTTCTTTAATCCACATCTTTATATATTCATGCTCTAATATAGCGTAAATGGCACTACCAATAATAAAAGCGATTAGTGCCGAAATTGCCACCACCCCAGTTACAAAAACAAAATGAATCCATAGTGGATATTTATCAAAATAGACCCCTCCAATTTTATAAGAGTCTGGTATATTACCCATGATTAAGAATAACATAAAAACGAATGTACAAGAACCAATGGTAATGGAAATACCTTCTTTCATAATCGTGTAAATTAAAGTTTGTGCCTGTACCCTAATCGAATAGTAGAACCGTATTTCAGTTCAGTACAAGCTATATCTAGACCTTTCAGCGATACTTGTGCCTAACCAAGCATACTCATCACACTAAAGACAAATTGGCGTGCTGAAAGTAAAAATCATTTCAAATTCATATAGCCTTACCACCGTTCACCGCATTTCTGCTATGGCGGCTTCTATATTTCGTTATCTTTGGTTGACCTAAAACGGCTTATAGTATTACACCGTAAAGGCTTTTACAGGCTTGTCAAAGAACTAATCAATAGTACCCTACCCGATTCTCGCTATCGGTTGCCGTTCAATCCGTCTGTAGGGCTGTCGTGCGTTGCATAATCGTGTATTATGCGTATCGGCTGATACCTTGTACCCGGCATAGAGCATCGTAGTCCATGCCATCATCTTCACAAGTTTCAAAACCTTTTAAGGCATCTTCCAAACTGTCTATCTCATCCGTTATCAACTGGATAGCTTCTTTTTTGCTATCAGCATTGAACATCAAGCAGACAGCCTCTTCATCATTGTTATGGGCAGCCTCTAAATCTTTATAAAGGCTATCCAACTGCTGGTTAATCGTGTAAGCATTCATATCCATATCTTTTATGCGATTGACATCAGATTAGCTTTTTTGAAGCATCTGAATTCTTGGCGCTCAGTATCATAGTAAGTCTGGACGGTATCATTCTTCTTTCTATTGTCAGTACCAGTGATGGCAGGCATCAGCTTTTCATTTAGTGTACCGTATGCCTCACGAACAGAACCGTCCACTTTTTTGAAGTAGAACTTCACTATCTTCTTCTTCATCTCACCTTTCAACTTCAAGTTAGCCCAAGAGACCTTCATTGCTTCGCTCATGGTGTAGCCATTACGCTTAACGAACTGCCAAGCAAGGCTCATTACTTCGTGTAAAAATTCTCTTGTTCTCATAATCGTGTATTTTAATATGTTTATACTATTTATTTGCATCAATCCGTTTTGCATCTTTGTATCGTGATTGATTGATGATGCAAATGTAACAACAACTTGCGTAATATGCAAGCAAAACTATACAAAAATGCAAGTTATTTGCAAAATAATCTACAGTATATTGATTATCAAGCGATTAAAAATATCTATATTTAAATTATATATGAAAGAGAATGAAGTTATTAAAAATATTATCCAAATACGTAATTTACAAGGAATTACAAAACGGAGTATGGCAGAGGCATTAGATATTAACGAAGCCTCTTATGGGAGAATTGAGAGTGGTAAGATTGCATTGGCGTATAGTATGCTTGCGAAAATTGCAAGTGTATTCAATCTTTCAGTGGTTGATGTTATCACTTATCCAGATAAGTTTGAAAAAAAAGAAATTATAGGGGAAGAGCCAGTTGAAGCTATCCTTCAGATTAAACTCAAAAAAGACAAAAAAGACCAAGTATTAAAACTTGTGTTTGGTGATAACAATATTGAAATATTAAATAAGTAATGGAAAAAGCCCATTTGTTTATTGGATGTTCTGTTGGTTCGCTTCCTTTTGCACGAGCCATTTCGGATGATTTGCAATTTGATTTCGATGTTAATATATGGTGCCAAGATACATTTAAGCTAAATCATACCACATTAGAAGATTTAATGTCAGAACTTGAGGATGCGGATTTTGCATCTTTTGTGTTCTTGCCGGAAGACGAATTAAATAAGAAGAACATCGTAAAACTTTCAGTAAGAGATAATGTTTTATTTGAGTATGGATTATTTTTAGGGAAATTAGGAAAAGATAGGGTTTCGTTCTGTACTATATTGAATGCAGAAATGCATCTCCCGACAGATTTGTTAGGCGTTGAGTGTGGGAGATTTCAATATCCATGCAAAAATCTTCAATCTTCAGTTTCACATTATTGCAATGCTATAAGAAAGCAAAAAGAAAAATTGGGTGAAAACTATTTGATGTGCAATAAGAGAAATGAAGTAAAAAATATCATAGACAATACAAATGAGTCTGATTTCTACTTAGCTAATTTTGGAGACAAAAGGAGTGATATTATATCCAAAGCGAAGAAAAGGCCTGATACTGAACGTGGCAACTATGATATGTATGCTATAAATAAATATGTAGATAGGTATTATTATTATCATTCCGATATTTTCTATAAAGGAGAAACAATAGAATCGTATCAATTAGCTCTTTTCCCACAACTTATTCTTTGTTGTTTAGGTGATTATAGAAAACGTATCACAGAATTAACGGACAAATATGGAACTCCCATAAATAGCAATATAGATATTTACTCGTTTAATAATTCTAATGGAGATTATACCAAGAATGACGATTTCATGATTGGGCAAGAGATAATGAACGGATTTAAAGAGTTTTGTTACCAGTTTAAATATAATAAAATGGTCATTACTTGTGTTCTTTCTAAGCTAAAGAACAAAACTAAAACATCAATCTACTCATACTCAATAACTACTATTTACGAAAAAGAATAACAGCAAGCTAAATATCTAAAATTATGATTGACTTTCTAACCATCATACTCCTAATATTCGGAGTATTACAAATTATTCTCTTCTTCAAAGTATGGGGAATGACAAACGACATCAAAGATATAAGGAACAAGTATCTCAAAGACGAGGATGAGAAACAAAGAAAAAACACAGAGCATGACGCTATAACCAAAATAAGTGGCGGTTCCAAACCAACAATATAAGCCGGGCATCATTTCCCGGCTTTAACATGAAAATCTCCTTTGTTTCAACATTGTTTCAACATCAAACGAAAACGAAAAATATAAATAGGTGACAAACAGCAGATTAAGAAGTAGAAAAAATTAGCCAGATGAGCTAATACCCCGAGAAATAATAACGATGCAAAGATACATAGAAAATCAATAATACAAAGCTTTTGGGAAAGTTTTTTTTCATGTGAACAAAAAATTTATTTGCCACTTTTACTCCAAAGAGTTACTGTTGCGTGAAATTGTTAACCAATAGCTGACCAAGTTTAATAGCATAACAAGCGGATAACCCCGATTTGTGACAAGTCGGAGCTATCTAAATCATAAGTTAAAAGTTATTATGAAAAATCATTGTTGTATCAATACTATACCCCATCGGCATAATAACAGTCACAATAGTTACACGAACACCAAAGGGATCCCCACAGAAAGCTTCATTGGGAATACGGTGTATTTAGCTATGAATAACAACTATATGTCAAGAATGGATAGGATCGGAAAAAAGTCATACTGAAGCATCTTAGTAAAAGAACAATCATCGTCCTATCAAGTGCTACCCGGCATTATCTATATCAGTCCGGCAAAAGCATGAAAGGAGAAATATACCGAATATCCTAGAAGAGAAAGAAATATTCATGTCCGCCAATAACAAATCCACCACAAATACAACCAAGGGTTGCTGCTATTAACGGCTACGTACCATTTCAATTACAGCACTGTATTTCACAACTCTATGATTGGCAAGGCAAAAAAAGATGTAAAAATTGCATTAAACCTCCCCTATCGGCTTGGACCAAACTTCCTCTTTCGTTTCTTTACACATTACGGAAATAGTTCCTCCAACAAAATCCTTCACATATCCTTTGCGTTCAGCCAACATATCTTCCGCCATTCTAATGGCCTTAGCCTTATCTTTCAATGAAAATCCTTTATTAGCAAAATCATTACCTTCTTTAAAATATATATCATAAGTTTCCATTGTATCACCTTTTTAAATTTGAGTGGCAAAGATAAAACCTACAATTATTATGCACAAGAGATTTCTTAATTATTTTTCGAATATCGTCAAGAAACAATTTAACTAAAAAAATTCCCGACTTATCACAAGCCGGGAATTCATGTAAAAGCACTATTATAAATATACTAA